AGGGGAGCGGTTTTCACCGCTCCCCTTTTTTTGTCGTGGATGGAGGAAACAACACAACTCAGTGTGTTGGTTTAAAATTATACCCTAGTACAAACCTAGTCAACAACATTATCGAAACATTCTACACTGGCAGCAGCATAGCCGCATTTATCTAAATAGCTGTCCCAGTGCTGTGGGCTTTCAATCAGTCTAGCCGTCTTCACAAGATCCATCATCAGGCCATGATCAAGCGGCGTTATCTTTTCCCCATCTTTTAATTTGCCACCAAGGTATGCATTCCATAAATTCGCAATCCTAGTCCAATTTTCTAACGGCGATCCATAATGGTCACCCCTTGCGTCAATAACAGAGCCAGCTTCTTCCAGCAACGTCTTTCCTTTTCTCATAAATCACCTACTATCATGCTTTCGTTCGGAGTGCTAAAACGGAACTTCTCCATATTTTTTTGATTGGTACGGGGTTGGCGTATCCATGAAATCATCTTGGACGGCCTCTGAGTATCTTGACGTGACAGGATTGAAGAACAACTCAGCAACCCCTTGTTTACCGATCCAAGAAAATCGGCACTTCCATATATGAACCTCTGAAACAGCACTCTTAACTGGGTCTGGCCTGTGTACAGATAGACCTATGTCAGCCTTGGCAAACCAAGCCGCCGATCCAGATATATCATACCCTTTCGGAGCAGGAACCTTGCCATTTGCATCACGCATCATCTTCGTGGGGTGTGCTACAAACCATAAGTGAATGCCATGAGACTGCGCGAACACCCTCAACTGCGTCAGCATCTCGCTGATCCAGTCTGTTTCTGAGATATCCCCATTCTTCTGAATGTAATTATATGGGTCAATGATTGCGCCCCTAACGCCGTGACGCATAACAGCAACCTTCAGACGTTCTACTATGCCCTCAATTGTCGCCATTGATCCATCGTTTTGATAAAGGAAGCTAAAATGCTCCTTAACAAAAAGCTTTCCTGTCTCCAGCTCTTCCTTCGACATTCTTGGCGTCACTCCGGTGAAGAATGGCTTCGACAAATACTTGCTTATTAGCTTTGCTATATGCAGACGCGGCTCATTTTCAAAGGAGCATACAGCAAACTTCCACCCCTTCTCTTCTGCCAAATTAACCATGATCTGATCTATGAACTCAGACTTTCCAGATGAGGGGTGTCCTGTGACAACTGTAAGCTGCCCTTCCACAATGCTGTAATATTCATCAACGGATTGATATCCTGTTGAGGCTCCCTTGCCCATGCCGTTATCATATATCTCATCAAGCTGGTCATAAAAATGAGATGCGTCATAAAGACCGGCAACCGGCCAAGGGGCAACATTAGCGCACATCTTTTCAAATGCGGCTTTCCCTTTTTTGACCAAGACATCATTTGCGTCCTTGCAGTCATCAGGGAACTCAACCTTCCAGCACTTATCCTTGCCTATACGTCTGGCGATCTCTTCTGCCATTGCCTGACCGGCGCCATCAGCATCTGTGGCTATGATAACGCGATTTGCCGAGTCTATCTTTTTCTTGGCATCCCAAAGGAACCTAAACTTGTTATCGTCCTGTGGGTCTATTCTGCCGTCAACAACCTTCATGACGGCGCCATTAGGGACAGAAACAACGCTCTCAAACCCTGCTTCAATAAATGATAGGGCGTCCATTTCCCCTTCGCAAATAAACAGGTCATCCCCAGAGACAATAGATTCTGCATTGAAGAAAGATGCTGGCGCACCATGGCAGGAAAATCCCTTTTCAGATATTGCCCTGATCTTTGCTGCGTACATTACCCCTTGGTTCATGTATGGAAATACAACGCACTCAACATTATCCTTCAGAGATGCTATGTAGTGATTCGCAGATTTTAAATTTGCCTCTCTTGCAGTGCTTTCTGAAACCCCCCTCTTCTTTAGCCAAGATATTGTATTTTCAGACAAATCATCCCATTTATGTTGAACAGCAAGAGCCACCTTATTTTCCTTCCTCACTGGCATAAATCTTTCCTCAAGCGAAATAACGCCTGCGGCTTGGCAGTGCCAGCAATTGTACAAAATTTCGTTAAATTCCACCTTCAGCGATAGGGTTCTTTCACCCTTCTTTCGCCTCTGTGGATTACAGATAGGACACACGGCCTTATGCTGGCCTTCGCCCATGCGGAGCGCAGCCCCACGAATCAGAATATCATTTTGCATTTTTAATCTCCACGACTGCATCAACGATATGCCCACAAGACGCGCCTGTCAACACAGTTTTCTGTCGTGCCGGAAAGAAAAATCACAAAGTGTTATAATATATATATATATAAATATAATCTATATACAGACTATACATAGATTATGTTTACTTTTTATCTATAAGGTCTTTTAGCTTTCTTCCTTCATATCTAGCTATCGGTGTTTTTGCGCTCAAAATGTAATGGAAGTTGCTTAGCATCTTTTCGTGGTCTATGTCGGCAAGGTCGCAGACAATGACAAAATCATCTGTTCCTATCCAGTCAATGATAGAGTTTTTTTCTTTGATGTCATTCAGGTAGGCATCCGAAATAGCTTGGGATATTACCGCTCTCCAAAGATGACACTCTGATGATCGTTCTTGGGTTGTCCCGATCAAGCCCCCAGTAAATATTCTTCTGCTTAACTTGGCGGTCATTGTTATAAATCTTTCCTTGCATTAAATCCAGTATCAGGCTCTCATCAAGATCTGGTCTTCGCGAAGCGTAGTATATTAACATTTCCACGCACACATCGTCAAAAAACATTTCTTCAATCTCTTGGCACTGCTGAAGAAAGTAGGCGGCGTATTTTCTTGCCTTGTCTGACTTGATGGACGCTGGCTTACCCCTGATCATTACAATCTTTCTGCTGTTTGCCTTGGAGGCTGGCTCTCCTAGTATTTCAAACTGATGTGTTTTTAATTCCATATTTACACCAAAATTCCTTATTGACATCAATGTGCGCCTTTGGTAGAAGCGTAAATGGAAGGAGGCAAACATGGAAATTACAAACAATTACGATCTACCTCAGTCCTTTGTTGATTTTGCCAGAAATGACAAATATAGCAAGGGAAATGCGGATATATCTGTAACCACTCTTATTGACAGCCCTAGGGTAAGGTTGATGCGAGATCACTACGCATCCAAAAGGGTTGTTGATGTGGTTGACATGGTATGGCCTTTGTTTGGGACTGCTGTGCATCATATCCTTGAAAGCACACAGGAAGACGATGTCGTGCTTGAGGAGCGTCTTTTCTCGACAGTTAACGATTGGGTTCTATCTGGTGCGGTTGATCACCAGAAAGTTACCGACTCAAGCATTGAGATAACTGACTACAAGGTAACTAGCGTGTGGTCTGTTATACACGGCAAGATAGAGTGGGAGAGGCAGCTAAATGTCTACGCCTATCTTGCTCAAAGACAGAAGGGTCGGAAGGTAACGTCATTGCAAATCTGTGCAATACTTCGTGACTGGAACCGCCGTGACGCGCAATACAAGCCAGACTATCCGCAAGCACCTGTTGTTCTGGTTGATGTCCCATTGTGGGACGAGGAGAAGCGGATAAATTATGTTCATGAAAGAGTTCAAATACACCAAGACGCACAGTTCAATTATGACCTAGTTGGACATTTTCCAAACTGCTCAGACGATGAAGTCTGGAAGCGTAATGACGCTTGGGCAGTAAAGAAAAAGGGTCTTAAAAGGGCTATGCGTGTGTTTGACAATGAAGAAGAGGCTAATCAATTTTCTAAGTTACAGGAGAGTGTCAAAAACATGAAGGTTGAAATAGAATACCGGGCCGGAGAGCCGGTCAGGTGTAATGGCAACTACTGCGGTGTTGCTGATTTTTGCTCACAATTTAAGGGAGAATAGGATGGATAAAGTGAGTGTATGGGAGACATTGTCCAATATCGATGTCAATGAACACACAGAGTCAAAGAATGGGTTGACCTATTTAAGCTGGGCGTGGGCGTGGGGGATCGTAAAGAAGAACTTTCCTAAAGCTACGTTCACAAAAAATTTGTACTCTAGTGCAAATAATGATTGCACGTTGCCGTATATGATTGACCCAGCTGGGTATGCGTTCGTTTCGGTTACTGTAAACATTGAGGATGAGAGCCAAACAGAGGTTCTTCCTGTTCTTAATCATGCAAACAAAGCTGTTTCAAGTCCAGACAGCTTTCAGGTAAACACTGCTTTGCAGCGTTGTTTGGCTAAGTGTTGTGCTATGCACGGACTTGGGCATTACATTTATGCCGGTGAGGACCTGCCAGAAGGAGCAGAAAAGAAAATCGTGATTGAATCAAGCGAGGGGAAAAAGGAAGAGGTTGAGGGAGTTTCTCTAGCAGCTAATGTCTTCAACACGTTTATCCCAGAGTGCAAGACAACTGATGAGTTGAGAGGTTTCTGGGGTGTTAATAAGTCGGCTATCGATGCGCTAAAGAATGGTGACGAGAGCCTTTACAACAGTGTCTTGGCAAATTTTAAGGCACATGCAGAAAAACTTGAGCCAAAAGGAGAGGCCGCATGAGTAACGATTACCCGCCATCAGGCGTACTGTTTACGAACAATCGTAAGGAGAAGCCTTCACAGCCAGATTATACTGGCAGCTTGGAAATATCTGACGAAGTTCTTAGTGACCTTGTTAGTCAGATGGAGAGAGGAGTATCAAAGCCAAAGCTAGACTTGGCTGGTTGGAAGAGAGTGAGTAAGAAGAATGGCTCAACATTCCTGTCTCTTGTTGGCAATGTCCAGTATGAAAAGAAGGATCAGGGAAGCCCTGCTCCATTAAACGATGAGGTGCCGTTCTAATGGGTGTTATTAAAAAAGTTATCAGGTTTCTGTTGGGCGCCCCATCTTACTCAAAGCCCACAAAGGCTGTGGAGCATTATGCTGTATATCAGTACAATGATGGGTCTTCAAAGCAAATCAAGTATGGTTGGCACAGAAAAACTGCCAGCAAAATGAATGTTGGTGACTATGCGTGTCTTCCAGAGGCTCAGGCCGCTGGTCTTTATCAGGGCATTTTATCCACTCATGGGAAAAAGTCTGCAAAGACAAAATTCATCAATCGATCTTTGAGAAAGGTAACAAGGGTAAAGTGAAGAAAAGCCCTAGAATAAGATCACAGAAATACCTAAAGACCTTGCGTGGCTCTCCATGCTTGGTCTGCGGGTATGGCGCAGAGGCGCACCATATCATGTTTGCAGAGCCTAACGCTATGGGCATGAAGGTTGGAGACAATTGGTGTGTTCCTCTGTGCCACTCTTGTCATATGAAATTACATCACTTTGGTGATGAAAGGACTTGGTGGGATCTTCAAGGTGTTGATCCTAAAGAATGGGCAAAATTAAATTGGGAGAAATTTAATGATAGGAGCAATTGACAATGTGGCTCACGCCATAACGGACGC